CATTTTTTGTACTTGGTCTACCATGTCCTGTGCTGCTAAAACAACTTGTGACTTCTCAACTTCTTCGTTTTCAACCATGATTCTTGCTTGAGGCTGTGAACGTAATTCGTTATAATGGTCACTGAGTGCTTGTTCCATGAACACAAGTTTCATATATGAACTTGATGATTGACTATTGTGGTAGTCAGAAGTTTGTTTTGATTCATTCATCAAGCCACGAACTTTTGTAAGCATGGTTCGTGTAGATGACATGGACATGTTATCTACATTAAACGGCATTTCATATTGTTCTTTTAATACTCTAGTAGAGTATGAGCGGCGATTGTTGTTTAGTTCGGTTAGTTTCATATTTGTATTCCAGAGAAATATATAATATATTTATCTTTTCTTTCTTTATTGTATGGATTTGTTCAACCGTTTATTTTGCCAAATCTTAGAACTTGTTACATATCCTGATAATTCTTCAGTAATTTGCTTTCGTTCCATCTTTTCTTCTCCCATTTTAGCTAGATAAATTAATTTTTCTTCTAAATTTTTAGCCTTTTTTGCTAGATTTTGATGTATTTGAATCTCGCTATCTACACTAGCCAAGTTGTTATCTAGTGTAAATATACGATTAGATTCATATATGAAGTTTTGTTGATCAAATGTACACCAAGCTACGGCATTCTTTAATATATTGAAGGATTTAGTTTCAGCAACATAATCTTTTATCACTATATAGCAATCGTTGTTTTTTCTAATGGTATACTTGTTAAACAGAAAATAAGAACCATCCTGTCCTTGCATAATAGATATTTCGCTCAATCTAGTCATATCCTGTTTGGATACTGTTTTTTCTAATTTGCGTAATAGTTTATCACTAATCATTTTTTAATACTTTAAAATATATGTTTCTTAGCTCATCACTCGTGTCTAAGAATGAGGGAAGTTGTTGCCATTCAGTATGACATTTTATCATAGGAACTTGATCGCAATCACGATATAATGATCCTAATTCATTTACCCCGTCATAAAACACACTCGGGTGTTGTACTGTAAAGTCAAAAGACCAGCATGGATAAGTTTCTTTTTCTAATTGCTCAAACAAGAAACCAAACTCTGTAAACTCGTTAAATCTTATATCTATTCTTTTGGGTAAACGAACTACTTCAGGCTGGCTACGTAATGATATTGCTTGCTGTATTGTATCAAAATTGCATTGAGTATTGCGTTTATACATCCATTCTTTTACATCTTGATCCTCTACCGGACGGTGACGGTTGAGTACATTGGTCTGTGTAATATCAAATAAGGTATAACAGGTGATTGTGTAACTCATACTAGTATTTAACAGAGGTAAAAAAAACCCTAGAAAATCTAGGGTTCTTTTAGACAGATATTGATTAACCTGTGAATGTAGCAGAAGCCGTAACTGTAACAGCTTCAACAGCCGCTGTCAAAGCAGTGTCAAGAGTTGCAGTTGTCCATGCGCCAACTGGGTAAACAGCAAAAGCTAATGTGTCATCAGAAGCGTCTGTGTACTCATACATATAGATTGTAGCTAATTGTTGAATAGTTTGGATAGCTGTGTTCAATTGAGTTGTTGTCAATGCACCGTCAAATGTGACAGTGAAAAAGTCCAACTTAGGACCTTGTGGTTGAACTGTAGCGGCAGAAGTAACTGCGTTAACACCGCTGTTTGTATAAGCTGGGCTGTCATAGTTAATGACTGGTAAGAAGTCGCCGTTTACCCGTGTAAATTGTGCCATGATAAAATTCCTTTAAATGTTTTGAAGCCTACTGCCTCATACATTTATTTATCATTTGTTACAAAAAAGTAGGTTTTGGGTTGTTATTTTTGATTGGCCATTGCCTGTTGAACTCTTTGGTCAAATTTTGCTTGTTCTTCGGGGGTAACGCCACCTTCTCGTGCTGCTCTGACTTTACCTTTTGGCATCTTTACAATGTTGTCTGTAGCAGGAGGTGTTACTGTAGGCGCTGCGGTAGGTGCTACTGCTGCACCGCCACGACCTGCCAATGTATTATCAACAGTTTTCTTAACACTTAGTAAATCACGCTTACGTAAGGTAGGTATAATTTTATTAATCTGTCTCACTCCTACCGTAGACTGCTGGTCTACTGCTGGATTAGTTTGTTGACCAGCTGCTGGATTAGTTTGTTGTGTAGATTGCACATTTGACTGTCTGCCCAATCTAGATACATTACGTTGTTGTTTATTATTTTCAAATGTCTCCCAAGCCCATTCACCCATTTGTTGTAATGCTGCTCTGCCCTTATCGGTTGGATATGATTGTTCTACTTCTTTGGCAAATTGACTAATTTTATTTTTTGATTCATCATTACTAAAAATATTACTATTCATCAGTTTAACAAAATAATATGATACTAGGTCACTTATAGTTCCATTACTTGGGGGTTGTCCTGGTTGTGAAGTATCTTCATCAACATACAAAATACTTTCAAAAATCTTATTTAAGATATCAAATGTTGTATTTTCTCTAGCTACTGCAGGGGCAGTTGGATTTCTTCCTGACTTCCAAACTACCGGTTTTCGTACGGGAGTCATACCTGCCTGTGCTGTATTAGCTGCTATTGCTAGTTTTTGTTGACGTACTTGCGCTGGTGTCGGTTCCGCTGCTGCCGGGTTTGGTTTAGCAGTCATACCTGCCTGTGCTGTATTAGCTGCTATTGCTAGTTTTTGTTGTCTAGTTTGTGCTGCTTGTTGGGCTATATTATTTGGTGGCGTAACAGAATTTTGTGCCATCTGAGTTTGTGCTGCTTGTCCTCCTGCTTTGAGTTTTTGTTGTCTAATTTGTGCTGCTTGTTGGGCTACATTATTCGGCGGTGTAGCTTGTTGAGTAGATGACGGTTGTGCAGGTGTGCTTGTAGCTTGCTGTGTTACAGGATTGGATATAGCTGATTTGTCTGCTATTTTACCTAGTTCAGTTACTACTTTTTCAATAAAATTGATTTTTGCTCGGTCAGCAATCATATCATCTCTGGCAAGAGCTTCTTTTAACTCATTTAATTTCACGGCTTTTTCCTTAATGATTTAGCAAATCTCTGCTGATCTTTGCTTTTAATCGCACTTAACAGCTTTCGCTCTAATATCTGTGCTTGTTCTTCTGGATAATGCTTATTAATTAACTCAAGTAGATTAATAGCACTGGTTATGATATTATGGGCTCTACTCTCAATAATGTGACTGGTGTCACGGTTATTGCCTAGTTCTTCTAATTCCTGCAAGAGGGATCGGGTTTGTTTTTGCATATAATTATCTTACTTGTATTTATGCGATTACCGAATAATTATTTCTTTAGTGAGTTCAATAGAGATTTTAACTTTGCTCCCTGTGCATCAGCATGAACTGTTCTAGTCAATGGCTCCATGGTTATCTCACCTGTAGTTTGATCAACAGTATAGTCGGTTACAGTAGATTGAGGTTTCAATGTACTCATAATGTCATTTGCGCTTGGTTTAGGTGTGTAACTTGATTCCCCTTCGCCACCTGTATCACTAATACGCATAGTTTCAACATCGTATTCTAAGTCAATCTTCATACCCACCCCAGTTGAACTACGACTTTTCATGCATTGAATCTGATACTTGCCACGTTCACGCATACTGCGACTTGTGAAAATACCAAACACGTTATCTGCTGTGTTAATCTTACTGATACCACCTGCAATATGACTATGATCAAACTCAATCTCATCAACTGCACTACGATTCAACTGACTTGCTGTAACTAATAATACATTAAGTTCTTTACTTAAATTACGCAATTCCTCAGCTACATACTTGTCTTTAATAAACTGATCATTTGGATTGACTTTGACTGATACTGGCATAACCAAATCAAGATAATCAACCATTACAAAGTCAATCTTAATTGTAGTTTGAATCTGCACCTCTTTCAAATAAGCACGAATGTCATTGACATTACTTTGAGCAGGAAAATTCTTAACACGATACTTACCAGATTTCTTCCCTGCCATCTTAACACGTAGTTCGGTTGTATCAATATCTTTGCGAATCGCCTTTGTACCCATCATGGTCAACATTGCATCTGTACGCAAACTTGTTAATTCTTCACTCAATTCTAATGTGATATATACCCCACTCATACCAGCTTGTATCCAATTTAATGCAATGTTCATCATTACTAATGATTTACCTGAACCACTACCACCTGCAAAAATATTTAATTCTCCACGACTCATGCCACCATACAGTATCCTATCCATCTGTGGCCAACCAGTAGATACTTGCCCACCTGAATTAAAATACTTGTTGATACGACCTTTAGGATCAGCAAAGTAATCAGTACCCATGTCTTTTTGTAAACTAATCTGCACCGCATCTTTGATTAGTTTCTCAACCGGTTCAAACTCACCTTTCTCTAATAAGTCTGCTGCCTTGAGAATCGCTCGTTCTAGTTCTTGCCTCTTAGTGAATGATTCAAATTCATCAAAGAACCATTCAAAATGTCCATCATTTAATTCTGGAATAGGATCAATATCTATACCAGTTGTTGCCTTGATTTGTGTTGAGTCCGGTAATACCCTATACTTGTCTGTATGTGTTTTATACAACTCAGCCACTGGCCTAAGAGAACGATCAAAGTTCTCACTATTCATAATGTTCATAACACGGGTATATAACTCCGCATTTGTTATCATCATCCTCAGAAATAATTTCTGAACATCAGGTGTATAATCCAACTGCTTTTTAGTTTCCTGCTTTGCCAATTTTCTTCCTTTGCATTTCTATTTTGATTTTACTATTTGTTGCACTTTGTAATATACTTAACAACGTTGGTAGTTTGCCATATTTAATTACTGCATCATTTACATCTTTTACATCAACATCCCAATTAGGTAAACTTACACTATAACCCAACTCTAAAGCCTTATCACATAATGCTAGTCCTGTACTATCTCTATCTGGAACTAGTATAAGTTTTTTATTCAATGTACTAAGAAGCAATGCTTGGTCACTACTTATATCATTATGCATTAATGCTACACCGTCAATACTTAGTGCATCAAATATGCCTTCGGTCACAATACATACTTGCCATTCAGGTTTTTGAATATCTATATTAAAAACATAACCGGGTTGTTGTTCGTTGATATACTTGGGAATCTTATTATCTAAGAATCTACTTGTATGCCCTACAATCTTATTATTATAAGTATAAGGGACTATTACCCTATTGCCCATCCTACCTGTTTCATTAGGTGTGATTAAGAAGGGATAAGTATTACTATCTATCTTCCTACTTTGCAGATATTCTACATATACTTTGTGCAATGGATTATTACTATCTACAATCTCACCGTCGGGTAATGTATGGTCATTGAATTTTATTTTTACTTTTAATTTTTTTGGTTGAGTAAAGTCAATCAAGTCTTTTTGCTGTAGACTTTCCAAACTCCATCGCTTAACTTGTTGAACATCTATTCCGCACCATACTAATAGATTTTGTGTTTTGATAGTTATACTTCTACCTAATACAAAATTACATTTAAATTGGCAATTGAAGCAATGCATTGACCAATTGTTCCCGTCAAACTTGATGCCCCCGCGCATTCGTTTGTCTTGTCTATGCCCAAAGTGGGTACAGCAGATAGCGTTAAAGCTAGTCCAACCCGAACTTGTTTGTTTCTTTTTACCGGGTAATATAGACAGGATATCAAACATCTATTGAGTATAACACAATAGAACTGTTAAATCAAATTATCTGGTCAATATATTGGTTACTGCACCCGCATTGCTAGTGAATTGCATACGGACATAAGGATGGAATCCTTGTATCACATACCCAACCGTTTGTGTAACATTGGAAACTTCTGCTGTTGTTTGAATGTCATACCAATCATTATCTACAATACTACTGCCTTGAATGGTTGTGTTTCCGTAAAACTCAATGTATTCAGTTTGGATAGTTAGTATTGGGTTGTTATTAGTACTTAATACGCTTGTAGTGTATGTGATGCTACTTCCATTGGCATTTGGACTATTAGGGAATGCCTGTCCAGTTGGAATAGTGATACTGTATGATGGGACAAAGTTAGGTAATACTGAGTTAACAATATTCATTACACCCCTTGCACCAGCATTTTGATCTACAAATACAGGGAAGTCAAACTCATTGACTGGAATTTCTAGTGTATAGTAACACTTTTGAGCCTCAATATTCTCAAGGTCTGCGGCATTTAAAAATAAAGCACATATTCCAGTAGGAGCAAACTGTAAGGTTAATGACTTTTGTATCAGAATTGTATTTCCCTCATAGTTTAGAATCCTACAAGTTATGTTTTTTCCTGTAATGTCTATGGGTTTTTGCTCTTGATTTATAAACTGAAACTGGATTTGATTATCCACACCCTTATGTAAAGTTAGGGGTTTAGCGTATTGAGGCATGTATCTCCTTGGTGAATAGCCTGACAATAGCACAACAATGTTGCGCTGAAGGTAATAAAATACTGATGTTGAATACACAAATGTAGGCTCCTATCACGTATTTAGTCTATATATATTAATTTGAATAACTTTGGTTACCCGATAAATAAACAGTTAAATAAAATAATGATTCAAAACGAATTCTTCAGAAGACTTACAGAACTACACCCGTTTATCACCGTTTGCTCCTATGCCAGTCAGGATTACGTTGGAATTGTGCAAAACCGTGATGACATGGTTACCACTATATATGATTACGGTGCTATTACAGACAGCATCATAAAAGAAAAGTTTCTAGCTCTAGGAGAAATTTGGTGGTGGGAATCAAATCGGCTTATCCCAATTAATTTGTTCTTAAAGGAAGATTGGATGCCTTTTAAACCCTATATTAGGACTTTCAATAACAAAAGTCTAATTGTAGTTCATGGACCAATATGTAGTATGAGTGATTTGGGTAAACGCCGCTCAAAAAGGCGTAGCATAACACTAGTTAAGCGACTGTCCTAATAGATTAATATGTACCGCAACAAGCCAAGAATAGGAAATTGAATGACTTTTTTTGAATATGTAACCGTCAGTTCCCTTATCCCACACTGTTTTACTAATCTCACTCCAAGTTTTTCCGATTAAATGCTTTTTGCCAGGACGAATAACTGCTAGAAACATTGCTAATCTTGGGATGCTATCTATGGGTTCTGGCATCTTCACTAAGTTGTAATACTGATTATTCAAGTGAATTAGTTTCTCAACAAAAGATTTATCCTTAAGTTTACTCCAATCGGGGT